ATGGGTGAAATTCAATATCTGAATGATGAACAAAACGAAGTTTATACCTTCTTTAAAAAGACATTTATAACAGGTGGTCCTTTAATAGATGTATTATTTAAAATTGTAAATTCTAATAAAATTGAAGAAAAGAAACTAAAAGCTCTTATAAAGCTTTATAAGGACTGAGTATGCCGCCACCAAAAGGAGACTATTTTTACCATAATTTAAGTGAAGAGGAATTATGGATTAAAATTAAGAAAGACCCAAAGGAGATTTTTTATATTCTTGGAAAAGATCAAACTCCTGATATGCAACTCTTCTGTGCCAAATGGGACCCTAATTTAATTATTCATATGACAGAACCTTCGCCTCAATTGATTTTTTATATTACTCATGAGCGCCCTAAAAATACCATGGATCTTCATCAAGAAAAAGTCACTGTGGAAGATTGGGGATTTGCTATTTTACAAGAACCTCTTGTTATGAAAGATTACTTGTGGAATAGAGAAGAAACCGATAGTTTCGAAGCTCCTTTTAAGCTTTGGGTTCATTATATTGTTGGAGCTTTGAAGAATAGATTTACTAAAGATAAACATGGTTTACTTTTAGGGAAGTTTTTCAGAAAAGACAAACTTGATAGTATCCCATTATGTATTGTTTGGGGAATCTGTCATATTTCTGATGAAACTGGTGAGGAGTATTTCCCTGAATACAATTCTGTATTTAAGAAGTTTAAAAATGAGTTAAATACTCAAATATTTAAAGAGCTTATGAATTATAAAAATGTAGATAAAAAGATTAAAGCTTTAATTAAGCTTTATAAGGATTAACAATGACTGAACGTCAACGGTGGTTTGATTTAATAGATAAGAGAAACAATAATAAAATTGTTAAAGCTTTTATTGAAGAAGAATGGACTGAAGAAATTTACTTCTATTACTTCTATAATAATATAGTACTATCAATAGAAATGAGAAAGTTATTAAAAGAAAGTCCTCATTTTAAAAGAATGAATGATTTTAGAAATAAATTAAGTGATACATTTACTCAATATATTGGATATAAGGCTTATACTTCTGATAATGATATTAGTCCGTTTATTAAAAATCTTATGAAACTCGCAGAACAAGATGATGAGGTATTAACAAAATTTACAAACTTGCCTAAAAAACTTATTGTTTCCTTAAACTTTGATACATTGACATTAAAACAGATTCAGACTATAGTTAAATTATATTCTTAAATTAACCTTAAAGAGTATAAGTATTTCTTATAACTCTTAAGGTTAAATTAAGTTTAAAATTATATTCCTAGTTCTTTCTCAGTTATGATAATAAATTTCAAACCCTTCTGCTTGGCAAATACTCGGGCTGCTTCCCACTTCGCTTGATTTACTAGATAAGTCAACAAATCCTTCTCAAACTTAATTTGAGCTTTAACTGTTTGTTTCTTTGGTATTTTAGGATGCTGAGTTTGAGCAAAAGGTTTAATCTCAACAAGAAATTTGGTTCCGTCTCTGTACTCCACAAAAGCATCAATATAATATCTATGAATTTTTCCATCTTTAGGACTTGTATATGGAATTGCGAATGGCTCTGTTCCCCATTTAACTACAAGTGGATTAGCATCGCAGAATCTATAAAACTTCAATTCCCACGAGCTGCGATATTGTGGAAGAGTTCCTTTATTCATTGTTCTATCTATTGGTTGAATATATTTATGTTCATTTATTATAGTATAGAAGCCTGTTTTAAATTTACTCACTTATCTTTTTCTCTCAATCTTGCAATAATATCTGTTGTACTCTCTTGAGTGCTGATATTAATAAAAGTATTATTATGACCAGCTCCTGATTGTTCCTTCTGAGGACTAGACAATTTAGACTTTCTAATCTTTTCAATTCCTTCAAGGACAGAGGTAATATCTTTATAAGATTGAGAAAGAAGTTTGACGGACTGATTAACTGATGTTACCAATTCAGCAAAAGAAGTAATAAGTGCAGCTCTGTTTGTCTCATCAGCATCAAGAAGTTCTAAAGTAACTGTATTGATAATTTTTCTTCCATTTTCAACAGTTTCTTTAAGTGTCTCCCTTGTGAATTTAAAGTCTGATACGAGAATTTCAAGCTCGATTACAGATTTTGTATCAATATCTTCTGTATAAAGTTCAACTTGTTGTTGTTTTTCGTCAATAAACTCAACAATTTCTGAAGCACAAACCTTCTCAGCTTGTTCAAAAACATTATTTAATGAGTTTATTCTATTAAGAAGAATATCTACTTGAGGATTATTTGTCTCCGTAATTTCGCTTTCTTGCATCTTAAGCCTTTTTATTAGTTATTAAATTTAAGTTAAAAATAAAATTATTATAGTATAATATCTGTACTATTTATAAGAGGTTAAATGATACCATACTTAGCTATTTTGAATATTAATGTTAGAGATATTGAAAAGGTTTGTGAAGCGCTCGAGTTATCCCAAAAAGAAATTCACGAATTAAAGATTCGTGTAAGTAAAGAGTGCATTCCTGTTATTAATTTAATTTGGATAGAAAAATATTGGTTTAGAGGATATATTAAAGTCGAATCATATAATATGACAACAAATACAATGAATCAAGTTAAAAAGACCTTCCGAATCAAAAACTTGGACAAAACACTTAAACAAATAAGTACTGTCAAAGAAGATTTCCCTGAGATTTTCTTATAATGTTCACAGAATATATAACTTACTACAATATAAAAATTTTAAGTGAGTACAATTATGTTTTATATCGTTAAAGTAATTCAACAAGATTTGGAAAACTTAATAAAGATGGTTGTAAGGATATATGGTCATCAAATATGGGATTTCTTTCAGGTTTTATAGACATTGAAAAGTTCTCCATCTATACGTTCCTTAAGGAATTCTTAACAAAGGAAGAGGCACGAAATCAATATCCTGAGTTTTTTCTTTAATGACTTAAGCTCAATTTAAGAATTAATATAGTATAATACTTCTATATAAGAATAAAGGACAAAAATGCATTCAATTAGCGATATCCTAGAAGAACTAAATCTTGAAAACGGCTCTAATTATAAATTAGCAGTTCTTAAGAAATATCAAGATAACGACTTACTTAAACGAGTCTTAAAGATGGCCTATGATAAAGTAACCTTTACGTATGGTATTACTATGCGCAACGTTAGATATACGCCAGAAGCGATACACAGCACAGGATATGGTAATAGCTTGACAGATGCTTTGGATAGTCTTGTAGATGACTTCTGCTCTCGCATCGTTACAGGAAATGATGCTATTAACCGACTTTCAATGTTACTTGAAACTATTTCAAAAGAAGATGCTCAAATTATTGAAAAGATTCTTGGCAGAGACCTAAAAATCAATATGGGAAGAACAAATATTAATAAAGTCTTTAAAGATTTGATTATTAAACCTTTCTATATGCGTTGTGATACATATAGTTCAAAAACAGCAAAGAATATTTCGTTCCCCGCTTTTGTTCAACTTAAAGCAGATGGCATGGCGATATTCTCAATAATTACTGAAAATGGGGTTGAGTGTTTTACAAGAAGTGGAGAAAATTTTAAACTCGAGACGCTACAGTATTTAAGCAAAAATATAAATTTAATAGATACTGTTATCCAGGGGGAGTTTTTATTTGAAGATATTGTAGAACGAAGTTTGGGCAACGGGAAAATCAATTCTTTGATAAAGTTTAAACAAGGAGTTAATAATACATTAACCCCAAAAGAAGCCGAGAAAATTGAAAATGATATTGTTTATCAAATATGGGACTGTATACCACTAATTGAGTATATGACAAATGGCGGCAAAACTATTTATCAAGATAGATTTGAAAAGCTATTACAAATATTTTGAATATCTTGCATACCACCCCTTAAATTTATATTTTCCGGCATTTTTAAGTTTTGAAATATCACAAGGTCTCATATCATTATCATAAAGTTTTGTTAAGTTTTTTGCAGTTTCTACTAAGGATGTTGGCAAATTCATGTCTTTTAGAACAACAGCAGGAGAAAAAATAATTGTAAATTGACATTCTCCAAAATTATTAAAAATAGTAATTGGTTTTATAGATGGATTTTTTAAACCAATTTTGGCTAACGAGAGTTTTAATTTTGTCTCTTCTGAGAGTTTCAATCCAACCCTAAAACCTTCTGGCTTTTTCCGTCCTATTAAAGAGTCGGAAATCTTTTGGATATGTTCTGGCGTAAGGACATATCCTTTATGAGAGTCGATTTGTAATTGTCTATATTCTTCATTTTTCCAAAGTTCAGTAATAGTTTTTGAAAGTTCTGAACGTTTAATTGGACAACTATTTTGTCTTTGAGCCTCTTCTTTGAAATACTTATAATCTCTTGAATTATGTGATTTGATTCTTCCCATAAGTTGAAAGGCTTGCCACATCTTTCCACCTATTGCATAAGCTAACATTCTATGAGCAATAAAATGTGCCCTTTTCGGTAAGTTGACTCTGTTCCAATTACAATGTTCAAATTCTGGAAAATAACAAACCGGAAGAATATGATGAGATTCTGTCTTATATTTTTCTTTAATGTTATACTTAAACAATTCTACAAATCTTAAGTATCTTCTTAGATTAAACTCTGATCGAATTTCGGACTGCATTTTTAAATTTTTCGTACATTTTATTTCTCCTTATTTAAGAGGAGCTTGCGGACTCAAGTTTAGTAAGTGGTGCGAGTCCGCAAAAGAACACCACTTACTAAACAACTCTTATATTCTATTTATATAAATTAGTTTTAAGGTTATATTAGGTATAATATAAAAATTTTAAAATTTAAGGAGTCATAAAATGACTATTCAAATTATCCCATCTGTTCAAGTCAATAGTCTCAAAGAAGCCTTAGAACAAACCTCGGAATGGATGAACCAAGGATATGAAGGAAGTATTCTAAAAGACACTAAGGGAGTTTTCCGAGATGGTACAAGCAAATCTCAGCTCAAATTGAAATTGGAAATCTCGGTTGAAATGAGAGTTGTTGGATTTTTGGAAGGAACGCCAGGAACTAAGAGAGAATTGACATTTGGTTCAATGGTTTTTGAAAATGATGAAGGAACTATTAAGGGGAGATGTTCAGGCTTTACGGATGCTCAACTTGAAGATTTTAACTCAAGACGCGGAGAACTTATTGGAAAAATTATTGAAGTCCAATTTAATGATTTAACAAAAGCTCAAGGAAATGATTACTACAGCTTGAGTCATCCTCGGTTTATTGAAATTAGAAATGATAAAAATGAAACCGATTCTCTTGAGAAAGCTTTTCAACTTAGAGAAATGGCAATGGAGCTAAAATGATTATTACAAATAGAGTCGAATGGTTCTTTTTACTTCTGGCGGCACTATTTGTAGCTGGAATTTTGGCGAAGACTGATCAAGATGAGGACACCGCTGTCAAAATAAGAAATCACAGTGCTTTAATTTGTTATAATGATGGAAATAAAATACAGGTCACTGATTATATCATTATTAATTCTAACTTAAGCTTTCCTTATATTAAGGATAATTTTAATAATCGAGTTTATTCAGCTTCGGAGTGTTACTAATGATAGATAGATTTACAGTAAATGGTAGATATCCTTTTGAGATTGTACAAGATAGCTTTACGATATGGGGACAATCCTTTGTAAAATGTAAAATTCAACAAATCGAACTTTGTATTGAGTATTATGAAAAACGGGGTTTACATCCAGAACGAAAACTCCTTAAAAAGAACTTAAAGCGACTTCAGAACTTTAAAGATCAATATCCTGAGGAATTCTTATGAGTATTCAATTTGGCCAAGTACGAATTAATGGAAAGACTAAAGAAGCAGAAGTTTATAATGGAACCGATTGGATGCTTGTCGAAGCAAGAGAATCGTATTTTGATGAGCAACAGCTTAAGAGGATTTTAGGAGTTGATTTAACAAAACGAGAAATCATTAATGCCCTCAAAGAAATATATCCT